CCGGTCCACCGAAGATTTTTTGGGACGAACTGCAAGCTCCCGGGTGCGATGATAACACCCAAATCATAGGTAGCTGATTCCTCGTCTTCAGCAACGACGGCACTATGGCAATGAAGCCAGTGTGGCATCTCACGTACTAGCGAGGGTAAATACCCAGAGTGGAACAAGAGTTCACTACACTGCGGCTGTTCAGCAAGCTTCTGCTGAGGATTAGCCATCCTCTTTTTTATCGAGGTCGTACTACCTGGTCCAAAAGCCAGATGCAGCTCCGCTATACTAGGACATTTCCCTAGCACTCTAGCAATTTTACGCTTAGCCGAATCAAGTTGTACGGCTAAACGGGGCATGAAATTAATCTTACCCGCTTTGAGTGCTCTGAAAAAGCTGTTCGTGCGTTGGCACTGAATCTCGGACAGTAGAAATGCATTGTATGCCACGGCTTCCTTTTCCGGTTCAACTGGAAGAGGCTCAAACTTCTGATAGAAGGCGAGTGCCTGGCGACATTCGACGAGGTGGGATATATTCCAATCGTCGCGTGTAACATGCAAGTCAAGCTTGAGCAAACTTTCGTAATCCTGCTTTGCGATTAATTCCGCAATACGTAAGCCTGTAGCTCCGCCGTTTAGGGCGTGACGGGTAGCAAGTTCGTCAAGCATGGACATCGATTCCTCGAAACCAAACGTATCTAACCAACCGGCGATAGCTTTCAACTTCGCCTTTTTTGCCTTTTTGGGCATTGTAATACTCCTTGTGAAAGGATTGTTGGAAAGCGGTCAGCGCAGTATCAGTACCAGAGCAATTACGGCTGCTAGTATAATAGTCGTCTGCGCAATTATAAACATCTGCGTGTCTTGCGACATTACGATGCTACAATGCCTTGGTCCACGAGCTCTGAAACAACACCAGCGGTAGCTGCTGCGACAGTAGTGGTAACGTTATTCCCTGCGTTCACTGCAATCTGACGAATCAGACGCCGTTCGGCAATAGAAGCACGTTCGTGGAAATATCCAACCAGAGAAAACTGGTTGACATAAGCGACCTTGGGTGCTGCGGTGTAACCAGCAGCGTTTTGGTTCGAGATCGTCTCCATTACTGGAACTTCGACTCTCACCTCCACACGTTCCATTCCGTTCTTCAGTTTCTTGAAAAACGTCGTTATTCTGACGTTTGCCATAATCGGCAGAGCGGACAAAGCCTCGCGCCAGTAGGCGATCAACCCGATTTTTGGGTCATTCGTTGTTCCTAACGGTACGAAGGTATGTAGAACGGGTGTAGCAGCGCCATCAAAGGCAAGTATATTAGCTTGTGCCGACATACTGTTTTACTCCTATTAAGTTGAAAGGACGCCCAACCGAGGATGGACGATGATGCGTTTCTTGCTTTGTGCTGCAGAAATACCAGCCCAGATCAGAGCCGCTGCATTTTTTAGGTGTGGCAGGTTAAGTGCTTTTCCAAAGTCTTTTAAACCAGGAAGAGGCACGCTCAGAGTTGTTCCCTGAGTCCTATC